GCGCCCGACCTGCCTGTGGGCATCTACTCTGCCGGATTGAAGCGCCGCGACCTGGGCTACGCCGTCACCATCGCCGGCATCCAGAGCGTGTACGAGCGGGCATGCGATGTTGGCCACGTGGACTTGGTCATCGTCGACGAGGCGCATCTTATCCCGCCCGACGGCGAAGGGATGTATCGCACTTTCCTGGCGGATGCGAAGAAGATCAACCCGCTTCTGCGCGTCATCGGCATGACGGCCACACCCTTCCGCATGAGGTCCGGCACGATCTGCGCGCCGGACAACATCCTCAACGAGGTCTGCTTCGAGGTCGGCGTGCGCGAGCTGATCGTGCAGGGTTACCTGTGTGCGCTGCGGACGAAGGCCGGCACGCTCAAACCCGACACCGAGAAGCTGCACGTCCGCGGCGGCGAGTACATCGCCGGCGAGGTCGAGGACTTGATGGATGACGACAACCTCCTCCTCTCGGCCTGCCGCGAGATCACAGAATACACCAAGGATCGCAAATCGGTCCTGATCTTCGCATCCGGCGTGCGGCACGGCCAGCACATCTGCCGCGTGATGACCGAGCGCCACAAGGTCGAGTGCGGCTTCGTCTGCGGCGAGACATTGCCGTTCGAGCGCGACGAAGCCCTGCGGCGCTTCCGCGCCGGTGACCTGAAGTATCTTTGCAACGTGAATGTGCTCACCACCGGCTTCGACGCGCCGAACATCGACTGCGTCGCGCTTGTCCGACCGACCCTGTCGCCGGGGCTCTACTACCAGATGGTCGGTCGTGGTTTCCGCCTGCATCCCGGCAAGACCGACTGCCTCATCCTGGACTTCGGCGGCAACGTCCTGCGTCACGGTCCCGTCGATCAGATTCGCCTCAGCGAGTCCAGCTCGAATGGCAACGGCGAAGCGCCGGCCAAGGAGTGTCCCGAATGCCACGAGATCATCGCCGCCGGCTACGCGGCGTGCCCGCAGTGCGGATACGTCTTTCCCCCACCCCAGCGTCAAAAGCACGACGCCACCGCGAGCAGCGAAGGCATCCTGTCCGATCAGACGACGCGAGCCGAGCATGAAGTCGCCGATGTCTTCTACGCCGTACACGTCAAGCGCGATGCTCCACCCGATACACCGCGCACCATGCGCGTGGACTATCGCATCGCCTTCAATGAGTACGTTTCGGAATGGGTCTGCTTGGAGCACACCGGCTATGCGCGACACCGTGCCGAACAGTGGTGGCGCGCCCGATCCAATGAAGCCGTTCCCGACACCATCGACGAGGCCGTCGAACTGGCCGAGGCCGGTGCGCTCGCACAGACCCTGTCAGTAACCGTGCAGCGCAAGCCGGGCGAGAAATACGACCGCGTCGTGGGCTACGAGCTCGGCCCCAAACCGCCGAGGCTCGATTCGGAGGAGGGCCTGCCTGAATACGTCCCCGTGGAAGATCAGGAGTGTCCGTTTTGACGGTCGCAGCAACAACCAGCCTGTTGCACTCGGCGCTGTGGTACGCCGATCTGGGTTACGCCGTCTTGCCCTGCGCGCCCGGGCGCAAGGTCCCCGTCACCGAGCACGGCCTGCGCGACGCGACCACCGACTCCGAAGAGATCACGCAGTGGTGGACGCGACAGCCGGATGCGAACGTGGCCATCCGCACCGACGGCTTGCTGGTCATCGACGTCGACGGTGAGAGCAACGCCTGGCTCAGCGATGAACCCGACAAGCTCGCCGACCTCGATGCCGCGCCTCTTTCCCTGACACCGCACGGCGGCCGGCAGTACTTCTTCCGTCAGCCGGAAGGCCGTGCGTGGCGGAACACTGCTGGCCGGCTGGCCCAACGGGTCGATACGCGTGCGACCGGCGGCTACGTCCTTGTCGCGCCCTCTATCGTGGACGACAAGGCCTATCGGTGGGCTGACGAGCGCGAGTTGACAGAGGCGCCGCAGTGCCTACGCGAACCGCCGTCGTGGCTCATCGAGGTGCTCGACGCGTTGGCCGCCTCGAACGAGGTCCCCGCCGGCGGTACGCCAGCCAACACGATCCCGCACGGGCAACGCAACGGCACGCTGGCGCACCTGGCCGGCGCGATGCGCCGCGTGGGCATGTCCCAGGCGGAGATTTTCGTCGCGCTTCAACAGGTCAACGCCGATCGATGCGTGCCGCCGTTGCCGCTACGCGAGGTCGAACGCACCGCGGCCAGCATCGCCCGCTACGAACCGAACGCCGTGTCCGTCGCATTGACCGAGAACCACTGGGACCAGGACCGCGCGCCGCCGGCCCAGCTGAGGCCGCTCAGCGTCCGCGAGTTGATGGCCAGACACCAGACGCTCCGCGCGCCGGTGATCTGCGGCCTGCTGCGCCGCGGCGAGACGATGAACGTCATCGCCCCGCCCAAGACCGGCAAGAGCTGGCTCGTGCTCGCCCTGGCGATGTGCGTGGCGACCGGTCGGCGATGGCTCGATTCGTTCGAGACCGTCGCCGGCGACGTCCTGATCATCGACAACGAGTTGCACGCAGAGACATTGGCTCACCGCATCCCGCAGGTCGCCGAATGTCTGCGGATCGGTATGAACGAGATCGCCGAGACCATGCATGTTCAGAGCATGCGCGGTCAGCTCCGCGACATCTTCTCGCTCGGACAGTACTTCGAGTCGCTTGATTCAGGTCGCTTCGCACTGGTCGTGCTCGACGCCTTCTACCGCTTCATGCCCCGCGACATGGACGAGAACGACAACGGCACGATGGCCAACATCTACAACCACGTCGATGCCCTGGCCGACCGGCTGGGCAGTTCGTTCGTTCTGATTCACCACGCGACCAAAGGCAACCAGTCCGCGAAGGCCGTGACCGACGTTGGGGCCGGTGCAGGCAGTCAGAGCCGGGCGACGGACACGCATCTCGTGCTTCGTCCGCATGACGAACCGGGCGCGGTCGTGCTCGAAGCGGCGGTCCGATCATGGCCACCGATCGAGCCAATGCCGCTTCGCTGGCTGTTCCCGGTCTGGAAACCGGCGACCGACCTCGATCCGGCGCTACTCAAAAGCGAGAAGCCGAAGCGAGGCAAGGCTGGCCCAAAGCCAGCGGAAACGCCCAAGCAACCGTCCTGGACCGTCGAGCGGTTCGTGGAGGCCTTCTTGACGGACCAACCGGCGACGAAGGCGGAGATTCGTGAGCGTGCGACAGATGTACCCGGCCTGTCGTGGCGACGGGTCAGCGATTTCCTCGAGATCGGCGAACGCAACGGGCTGATCGAACGCGCGAAACTGCCTGGGCAAGGTGGGCCGGTGGGCTTTGCCCGCTGTAAACCGGAGGCGTCCGAATGAGGTCGAACCCGAAGCGCGAGCGAAGTTGGAGCGCTCGAAGTTTGCGCTTTGTGTTTACAGGCGCTCGAGGTTTGGCGGCAGCGCGCTCGAGGTTTGACCGTCAAACCCGAAGCGCGCGCACCCCCCCATACCCCCCCACGGGCGAGCGCTCACGCTTCGCCCTGGTGGGGAAGTCGAAGCGTCGCGCGCTTCAGGTTTGCGCTCGAGGTTCGAGAGGGTTGCAACCGGTGCGTAGGTACTACCTGGCTGAAAAAGGCCGCCGAGGCCCGCGGGAACAGCCGCGAATCCAGACAGAGTTTGTTGCGCTTGTCCGGTTGGGGGGAGGCCACTGGGCGCGCCCCGTTGGGCCGTGGGCGAACGGACGCCGCCGAGGCGTACCGGGGCTACCACCGCGTCGCTCCGTTCGCCCCGAGCGGCGTTTCTGGGCGTTGGGGGCCAACCGTCGGGCCGAGGACGGCCCGATCAACGATGAAACGGAGGTTTTGCGATGAAGATTGAGTTGCGGCCGCTGGCCGAGATCAAGCCGTATGAGAAGAACCCACGGATCAACGACGCGGCGGTGGACGCGGTGGCCGAGTCGATCCGGCGGTTCGGGTTTCGCCAACCAATCGTGATCGATGCCGAGGGCGTCATCGTCTGCGGTCACACGCGGTGGAAGGCGGCGCGGAAGCTGGGCCTCGCCGAGGTGCCGGTGCATGTGGCCACCGACCTGACGCCCGAACAGATCCGGGCGTACCGCATCGCCGACAACAAGACCGCCGAGCTGGCCGAGTGGAACCTCGAGTTGCTCCCCATTGAGATGGCCGAGCTGAAGGACGCCGGCATCGACTGGTCGCTGCTTGGGTTTGATCAGGATGAACTGGCGAAGCTGCTCGATCCGGGCGTCAAACAGGGGTTGACCGACCCTGACGATGTGCCCGAGCCGCCGGATGAAGCGATCACCCAGCCGGGCGACCTGTGGACCATGGGCGACCATCGGCTGCTGTGCGGCGACAGCGGGTCGGTGGCGGACGTGGACTTGCTGATCGCCGTCGAGCCCGCGAAGGCCCTCGAACTGCCCGCCGGCTCGGATATCAAACCGGCGCTCCTGCCGATTCATCTAATCAACACCGATCCCCCGTACAACGTGAAGGTCGAGCCGCGCAGCAACAACGCCATCGCCGCCGGGCTGTCGTCGTTTGGCGAGCATGGCCTCATGCACCACCAGTCCTTCGACCTCCACCGCATGCAGAGGCGCACCGCCTCGCGCTATCACGCGATGGACGTGGCCACCGGCGCGCAAAGCGGCAAGGCCACGCACAAGAAGCTCCGCCCCAAGGACCGCCCGCTTGCCAACGACTTCGTCTCGGATGATGAGTTCGACAAGATGCTGCAGGCCTGGTTCGGCAATATCGCTCGCGTGCTCGTGCCCGGGCGCGGCTTCTACATCTGGGGCGGGTACGCGAACGTCGGCAACTACCCGCCAGTGCTGAAGGCCTGCGAGCTGTATTTCTCGCAGGCGATCATCTGGGTGAAGGAGCATCCGGTTCTGACCCGCAAAGACTTCATGGGCAACCACGAATGGTGTTTCTATGGTTGGCGCGAGGGTGCGGCCCACGTCTTCCTCGGCCCCAACAACGCCACCGACGTCTGGAGCATCAAAAAGGTCAACCCCAACGCGATGATCCATTTGACGGAAAAGCCCGTCGAGCTGGCCGTGCGGGCGATGCAATACTCGTCGCGCCCGGGCGAGAACGTGCTCGACCTCTTCGGCGGCAGTGGCTCGACATTGATTGCCGCGGAGCAGACCGGGCGGCGCGTGTTCTCGATGGAGCTCGACCCGCTCTACTGCGATGTCATCGTCCAGCGGTGGGAGAAGTTCACGGGGCGGAAGGCGGAGCGGGTTTCAACCCGGAGCAACGCCCCCGTCATCGCGGAGGCGTTGGTGGAGGGGAAGTGATGTCAGCCGTTCTCGGCCAACGCGTGGAACTCGATCATCGCGTCCTCGAAGAAGTATCCGTCATCGACGTGGTTACGGCGATGGCGGATGTCGAGCAGCCCGCGCTCCTTCCAGAACGCGATGGCCACTGCCGCGTTGGTATACGACGCCCACGGCTCACGGTCGTCGTGTTCCTCGCGCGGCCGGTTGCGAACCTGGTCGGCCAGCGTCTCGACGGTGAACCCGTCGGCGGCCAAGTCGATCGCGGCCCACGCCAGCTCGCGGTAGGCGTCGAGCGGGCAGCGGTGCTCGTAGGGCTCGCCGCGCCGCGGGACGACCTTGCGGACGAGGTGGCCGTTCTCGATGGCGAAGGCCTCGACCCGAGGAGTCGTCGCGGTCATGGGTCACGCTCCAGTCTTGTTGAACGCGAACTGCCCGCGATCGACCTTGCGGAAACGCGATTCGCCGCCCTTGTCCCGTTCCTCGCGCATCATCGCGGCATAGAGCGTGGCGTGCGGCGTCTTGCCGCCGGGACTCTTCCACAGACCCTGTTCGGCCATCTCGGCGATCAGTTCCTGGGCCCGCATGGGTCTGCCAGCCTTGGCCAGGACCTGCGCCGCGGCGTCCAGGGCGCTTACGCGCTTGGGCTTCTGCTCGGCCGTCGCCTTCGACTTCGGCTTGGCGGCCTTGTTGTTGGACTTAGCCTTCGCGGCGACGGGCTGACCCTTGGTCTGCTTCTTGGTGGACTGCTTTTTCGTGGATTTCTTCTTGGACATCGCATTCTCCTCTTCAGGGGTTTCATTGGTCGGGCGACGCGCGCCGCCCGCGTTTTGATTGACTTCGCTGGACTGTTCCTCGCCGCAGTGCCGGTCCCAGCAGGCCTGGCAAAGCGGGCGACCGCAGACGGTGATCACCGGCGTGCCATTGCATCGCCGGGTCGCGCAGCGGTCAGGATCAAGGCCGGCTCTGGCGATCGCCTCCGCTTCGGCCTCCATCCTGGCCTCAGCTTGCATTTCGGCATCCGCCTGGGCGTCCAGTCGTCGCTGTTCGTCGGCAGCAAGTCCGGGCACGGCGATCGCCCCGTCATTCGGGACATCCCGGACCTCCGCGCGCAGGCGCTGGGCGCTTTTGATGCGGACCTTGCGGCGGGTCGAGACGTTGGTCGCGTCCCAGCCGCCGAAGCGGCTCTCCGCGTCGATGCGCACCCGCGCGAGCTGTCCGCTTACCTTGGCGACATAGGTCCCGCCTATCTGGACCTGGTCCTTCTTCATGCGGTTCTCCTTCCTGATCTCAATTCGCCCGTTCCCAAACCGAGTCGCCTACTCGAGGCCTTCGAAGTCCTTCTCGCTGTCGAATCCCTCGTGCAGGTCGTCGGGCGTCAGCGGCTCGTCGATGTTGGGCGCCGTGACATCCGGATGCTTGTCTCGAAGCATCGCCGCCAAATTCGTGAGCATGGCCTGGAACTTGGGGCGCGCTTCGGATTCCGCGCCTTGGCAATAGAAGGTTACGTCCGTCGTGCAGTACATCTCGCTTCTCCTTTCCAACAGTTCTGCCGCGTCCACGCGACGCGGTGTCATTCAACTTCGTTAGTTCACCGGCACCGCGATGATGCGGTGCTCGCCGTCGAGCATCTCGTGGTCGCAGAGGTACGCGAACTCGACGCCTGCGGCGGCGAGGCGATCAGCCTCGGCCCGCTCCATCACGTAGTTCTTGCCGTCCAGCCGGACGGCCACGCCGCACTCCCCGGCCTCCGTCCACTGGATGGCCTCATGGGCGGTCTGGAATTCGATGGCTCTGAATTCGATGGTCATGGTCGTTGCTCCTTCTCAATCGGCGTACACGGTCTCGGCCACGCCTGCGCCGAGCAGATCGACGATCTGCCCGGCGATCGGCGTCGTCGGTCGCACATCCCAGCCGCGGTCGAAGTTGGCGACCGTCGCCCGGTCGCTGATCCGCTGGACCCAGAGCTTGGAGATGCGGCTGCCGTCCAGTTCGTAGTCGGGCTGCTCGGCGTGCTCGGGGAAGACCAAGGCATCGAAGCGGTGCTCGCCGATCGTGCCCTGCACCCAGGTGCCGCCGGCGCTGGTGCGCCGCTCGATCTTGGTGATTTTCAGCGTGTCCAGGAGGTCGCTGGCGTCGAGGTCGTCGTTGGTCATCTTGGGTTCGTTGGTCGTCATGGCCTTGGCTCCTTTCATTCAGTCCTTCTGGTCGGGTACGAACAGCTCGCCGACCTCCCAGATCTCGCGGCCGTATTGGGTTTCGACCAGATACGACCAGGCGTCGATGCCATTTCGTCGGTGGGTGCAGACCCGCACGATGTGGCCGGGTTCGCCGTCTTCGGTGGAGACCACCGTGGTCCCCGCCGTCAGGCGTCGGTTGGCCCGCGTCATCTCGTCGATCTTCGTCATGATCTTCTCCTTCGCATTCGGTACGCCCCATGCGTACACCCACATGAGGGCAAGTTCGGCCAACGAGATCAAGCGAAATGGCCCGGAATTCCGGGCGAATTCCGCAGATTCTCTTCATGTTTCTTATGCCGAATGTGGCCGCCCCTGGCACACGGACTGCCTGCGGGCGGCGGGCCGCAAGCAAGGGGCGTGCCTGACATGCGGAGGGCCGCGTAGATGTCAGGGGGTGACACTTCAATTGAAGCCAAACCGGCGCTGAATCCGTCGGCTCTGCCCGTGGCCGACGCTGCTCGCCTGCTCAGCGCCGCGGGCGGCCATCCGGTGACACCGGAACAAATCATGGCCGATGTCGATGCCGGCGCGCCGACCAACGGCGACGGCACCATCAATCTGGTCCACTACGCCGCCTGGCTCGTGAAGGAGATGGCCAACCGTGGCGATTGACCCGCGACGTCTGCGACCGAGCGAGCTGTGCCGGCTGCTCAACAGCACGCCGATGGGCGAAGTCATCGGCGAGCGGCAGCTTCACCGCCATCGCACGCGCGCCGGGCTACGGATCACCTCGACGGCTGATCCGCGAAACATCGATCTGCTGCGCTACGTCGCGTGGCTGGTTAGTGAGCGCCACAAGCCTCAGCCCGAACCCGAGGGTCTGACCGGCTATGACGCCCACAAGGAGCGCGCCGCGCAGCGGAACCGCGAGCTATCGATGTCCGGGCGCGACATCGGGGAGATGACGTCGGTCGTGAACGTGGAGCGGAAGCAGAAGGCCGAGCGCGACTTCCGATTCTTCTGCGAGCAGTACTTTCCGGCCACGTTCCACCTGCCGTGGTCGTCGGACCATCTGAAGGTCGTCTCCAAAATTGAGCAGGCGGTGCTGGAGGGCGGACTCTTTGCGATGGCCATGCCGCGCGGCAGCGGCAAAACGTCGATGTGCGAGACAGCCTGCCTGTGGGCGCTGCTGTTCGGGCACCGCGAGTTCGTAGCCCTGATCGGCTCGGACGAAGAGCACGCCTCCAACATGCTCGAATCGATCAAAGCCGAGCTGGAGAACAACGAGCTGCTGCTGGAGGATTTCCCGGAAGTCGTCTATCCGATCCAATCGCTCGAGGGAATCCACCAGCGGGCCGGAGGTCAACTCTATCAAGGCAAGCAGACGCACATCGGTTGGACGGCGCGGGAGATCGTGCTGCCGACCATCCCCGGTTCGAAGGCCTCGGGGGCGATCATCCGTGTGGCAGGCATCACGGGCCGCATCCGCGGCATGAAGCACAAGCGCGTGGACGGTACATCCGTGCGGCCATCGCTGGTGCTGATTGACGATCCGCAGACCGACGAGTCGGCGCGATCGCCATCGCAGTGCGTCATGCGCGAACGCATCCTCGCCGGCGCGATCCTAGGCTTGGCCGGGCCCGGGCGCAAGATCGCCGGGTTGATGACGCTGACGGTCGTCCGTCCCGACGACCTGGCCGACCGCATCCTCGACCGCGACAAGCATCCGCAATGGCAGGGCGAGCGGACGAAGATGGTGTACTCGTTCCCGGCGCACGAGGCCCTGTGGGCGCGGTACGCCGAGTTGTGGCGCGAGGGTATGCGCGCCGACCGCGGCATCACCGATGCGACCGAGTTCTACCGCGCCAACCGCGAGGCGATGGATGACGGCGCGGAGGTCGCTTGGCCGGAGCGGCATCATCCCGATGAACTCTCCGCCATCCAGCACGCGATGAACCTGAAGCTAGATCGCGGCGAGGCAGCATTCTGGGCGGAATATCAAAACGAGCCGCTGCCCGAGGAACACGCCGATGACGATCTGCTGACCGCCGACCAGATCGCCGCCAAGGTCAACGGCATGAAGCGCGGCGAGGTGCCCATCGGCTGCACGCATCTGACGATGTTCGTTGACGTGCAGGGCAAGGCCCTGTTCTGGCTCGTCGCGGCCTGGGAGGACGACTTCACCGGATACGTCATCGATTACTGCACCGAGCCGGACCAGAAGGCTGGGTACTTCACGCTGCGCGACATTCGACACACGCTGGCGAGCACAGCCTCGCGCGCTGGCGTGGAGGGCGCGATCTATGCCGGCCTCGAACGACTGACCGATGCGACCCTTGGGCGCGAGTGGCGGCGCGACGATGGGGCAATGGTGCGGATCGACCGCTGCATGATCGACGCCAACTGGGGCAGCTCGTCGGATGTGGTTTATCAATTCAGTCGGCAATCGAAGTTCGCCAGCATCGTCATGCCGGCGCACGGGCGCTACGTCGGCGCGTCGAGTATTCCGTTCGCGGACTACAAGCGTAAACGCGGGGACCGCGTGGGTTTGAACTGGCGCATCCCGGTCGTCACCGGCAAGCGCTCCGTCCGCCACGCGGTCTTCGACACGAACTACTGGAAATCATTCGTGCATGCCCGGCTCGCGGTGCCGATGGGCGATCCTGGTTGCCTGTCGCTTTTCGGGCGCAAACCTGAAGCGCATCGCCTGGTGGCTGAGCACCTGACCAGCGAGTACCGCGTGAAGACCGAGGGCCGCGGGCGCACCGTGGACGAATGGAGGCTTCGCGTCGACGGCCTCGATAACCACTGGCTGGACTGTCTCGTCGGCTGCGCCGCGGCCGCGTCCATCCAGGGCGCGGTCCTGTTCGGCACTGACACCAAGCCAGCCCCGCGCCCCCGCATCCGGCTCTCCGCCTTGCAGGAGGCCCGGCGATGAACGTTCGACCTCCGAAGCCCGCCGAGAAACCGGAGGAGCAACGCGGCCTCGTCTGCTCGAAGTGCGGATGCCAGCATTTCTGGGTGGTCTACACGCGGGCATCGTGGGGTGGCCGCATCGTGCGCCGGCGGGAATGCCGGCACTGTGGTCGTCGGGTGACGACGATCGAGCGTAGTCTCGGCTAATTAGGTCGGAGCGAGTTAAAGGAGATTGCTGGTGGTTGGCCCTGTGCCCCGTCGATATGATGAATGCAGGACGCTGTCCCTGGGTCGAGAAGGAGGCAACACTTGCGCCCGCCCAAAGAATGGAGCCGTACGGATGTTGAATCGCCAAAGGCTACTTCTGCTGATTCTGCGTGAAGCAGGTGGCGCTGCCTCGCGGCTTGAGGTGATGAAATGGGCGTTTCTGATTAGGGAGGAGACGGCAACTCGCGGGGGCCCCGCTTATTTTCAGTTTCTCCCCTACAAGTACGGCCCCTACTCGTTCTGTCTATATCAGGAGGCTGCAGCGCTCTCGCGATATGGTCTGATCGAGGAAGCCGATGAGCGAACGTGGGCAGTCTCTCGTGATGGCGTGGCCGCCACGCGCGGTGTGAACAAGCATGTTCGGGCCGATGTCATTGCCATCGTCGATCGGCTCCGACGTATGGCCTCGAAAGCGCTTCTTCGATACGTTTACGAACACTATCCCTGGTACACCGCGAAAAGTGAGCTTGGCTCCAAAGTCGACTTGCCAATTGCTCCTGCGATGGTTTACACGGCCGGTTACGAGGGCTTACTCGTCGACGGCTTCCTGAACGGTTTACTGAAGCATGGAATCCGGCGTGTTGTGGACGTCAGAAACAACCCCATTTCTCGGCGGTACGGCTTTCACAAGGCAACGCTCTCACGGCTGTGTGGATACATTGGGCTGGAGTATGCTCACTTCCCGGAACTTGGAATCGACTCAGCGAGTCGCCAAGGCGTGGCCGAAACCGACGGGTACAGTGCTCTCTTTCATCGCTACGAGCGCGCGGTGTTGCCGAAGTATTCGGGTGCGATTCATCGTGTCGCCGCGCTCATACAAGAAATGCCGAGTGTGCTCGTCTGCATGGAAGCCGATCCTGCGTGCTGCCATCGATCCCGCCTGGCGAAAGCGATTGCTGGCGTGAGCGGTCTGCCTGTGCAACACCTGGAGTTGCGTGAGTGTCAGCCAAGTTTGAAAAAACCCGTGTTCTGATCACGGTGATGACTTATCCGCACCCGAGCCCGAAGTACACGGAACTGGTGTGTACGGCTGGCATAACGGATTCGGGGGATTGGGTCCGGCTCTATCCAATCGATTATCGCTATCGACCAGGGCATCAGCAGTTCCACAAATACCAGTGGATCGAGGTCGAGCTCGCGCCCCGCGGAACAGGAAACGACAAACGCAAAGAGAGCCGAGAACCGCGGCTTGATTCGATCCGGATCCTCGGTGAGCCGCTCCCGACGAAGGATGCCTGGTCAGCGCGCCGCGCGATCATCGACCGGCTCCCACAGCGAACGCTCAAAGAGTGTGAGTCGCTTTATGATTCCGACCGGATTTCGTTGTCCGTTGTGAAACCTTCCCGCGTGCTGGACCTGAAGATCAAGAAGGCCGACGCTTCCTGGAAAGCTGAATGGCAGGCTGACATCGCCCAGCTGAAGCTGTTCGGACCGCCTCCGAAGCCCCTGCGAAAGATACCCTTCACGTTCCACTACGTCTTCGAATGCGCCGACAGCGACAAACCTCACACGGCCATGATCGAGGACTGGGAACTTGGCGTTCTGTTTCTAAAGGAAGCTGCTCGACTTGGTTCCGATGACGAGGCGGCGAAGAGCGTGAAACGCATGTTTCTCGGCACGCTTTGCAGTCCAACGTGCGAAACGCGGTTCTTCATGGGCACTCGATTTCCGTACAACACGTGGCTCGTCATCGGCGTCTTCTGGCCGCCACGCATCTCGCAGCCAACCCTGTTCCAGTGAATCCTCGCCGCAGATGTCTACCGGTGTAATCGTTTTCCACTTTCGACTCTCCAGGTGAGTCAACTCGAATCGCTTTGGCATAAGTAACCAGTAGGCGGACTGGTTGTCGCCATGAGCGCGGCAATGTTGGTCTGCGCGGAGATCGGATGTGGCGGACACGGTTCACGATGCGATCAAGGAAAACGCCCAGGGACCGAAGCGGGCCCAGGCTGACTCGGTCAGCGTCGAGCAGCACGATTTGAAGGACCAGATCGAAGCGGACCGGTATCTGTCGTCCAAGGAGGCGGCGAAGAAAGGTCTCGGCGTGCGGATGACCACGGTGGTCCCGCCGGGAGCGGTGTGACGGCAAAGATGACACGGCGCGCACGATCCCAATGCGCATTGGGGCGGCGCGTCGCAGGCTATAGCCACAGGAAAGGATGTTGCTTATGGCAGCGGATCAAGGATTGGTCGATTCGGTCGCAAACGAAAACACCAAGATCGGCGCGGGGGCTCCCTCGCATTACGGGGCGTCGTTGATGCAGGCACATTCGGCGCACCTGTCGCGACTGAACATCATCGCGGAGAACGCGCTTCAGAATGCCCTCGTCATTGCCCAGGCGGCCACGGCAGCGGCCACGCGGGCGTTCACCGAGCTGGACACCGTGGAGGCGCTGGGGAACACAGTTCTGGGGCAACAGGCGGCCAAGGTGGCCCAGACCACCCCGCCAGAAACGGCCAAGCCGTAGTCTGACCTCGATAGGCGCGGATCGCGCGGCTTCGGCCGCGCGTTTCCGCGCTCGAGGGTCGTGATTTCACCTGGAGCGGTGCGAGTGCTCAATTGGCTGCGACAACTCGGTTCGCGGAAGGCAGTCGTCCCAAAGGGGCCGGTGCCGGGTCGCGTTCTCGTCGTGCGCGGGAAGTACGACGCGGCGCAGACCACGCACGAGAACCGCCGGCACTGGGCCAACGCCGATCACTTGTCGGCCAACGCCGCGATCGGAGCGGACGTGCGGCGCATCCTGCGCAGCCGGGCCCGCTACGAGGTGGCCAACAACAGCTACGCCAAGGGCATCGTGCTGACCCTGGCTAATTACGTGGTCGGCACCGGGCCGCGGCTCCAGATGCTGACCGACGACGTCGAAGCCAACCGCGTCATCGAGAAGGAATTCAGCCGCTGGGCGAAGGCGATCGGTCTATCACACAAGCTCCGCACCATGCGAATCGCCCAGTGCGAATCGGGCGAGGTTTTCGCGCTCCTAGCGACGAACCCAACCGTCGACGCGCCCGTGCAGCTCGACGTGCGGCCGATTGAAGCGGAACAGGTGGCTACGCCCTGGCCGGTGCCGCGTGGCGACCTGAAGGCCGCCGACGGCATCGTATTTGACGAATTCGGGAACCCCGTCGCGTACAACGTCCTTCGCCAGCATCCCGGCGACAACACTGTGCCCCGATCGGGCGGCATCGAGTTCGACGTGATGCCGGTCGAGTCGGTCATTCACCTGTTCCGGGCCGAGCGCCCGGGCCAGAGTCGGGGCATCCCCGAGATCACTCCGGCGCTTCCTCTGTTTGCCATGTTGCGGCGCTACACGCTGGCGGTGCTGGGTGCGGCCGAGCAGGCGGCGTTGCCCTCCGGCGTGATCTACACCGATGCAGCGGCCGACGCTGAGGCCTCGCAGGTCGAACCGATGGACACGGTGGAGATGGACCGGGGCACGTGGATGACCATGCCCTTCGGCTGGAAGATCAGCCAGGTCAAGGCCGAGCAGCCCACCACCGTGTACGGCGACTTCAAGCACGAGGTGATCAACGAGATCGCCCGCTGCCTGAACATGCCGTTCAACATCGCGGCGGGCAACTCGTCGGGCTACAACTACGCCTCCGGGCGCCTCGACCACCAAGCCTTTTTCAAGGCCATCCGCATCGACCAGGCTTACCTCGCCGACATGGTCCTCGATCGCATCCTGAAGGCATGGATCGACGAGGCCGTGCTGATCGAAGGGTACCTGCCTCAATCGGTGCGGACGCTCGATGCCGAGTTCCCGCACCAGTGGTTCTGGGACGGGTTCGAGCACGTCGACCCGGCGAAGGAAGCGAACGCGCAGTCGACGCGCCTCCAGAGCAACTCGACGACGCTTGCCGCCGAGTTTGCGAAGTGCGGCCTGGACTGGGAGAGCGAACTTCGCCAGCGGGCCCGGGAGGTGGCCCTGATGCGCGAGCTGGGTCTGACGCCCACGCCAGCGACGCCCACTGCTCCACCGGAAAACGAAGACGAAACGGAGGATGACGACGATGTCACGGAAGACGCAGACGCGCGTCAAGTCGCCTGAGACGAGCGAGCCAGTTCCCGACCGGATCGAGCTGCGCTGCAGCCCCGGCAACATCACCTTGGAAGCATTGGCAGCCGAGGGCGACGCACAAGCCGTTCCGCGCTTCACGATGGTCGCCTACACCGGCGAGTCCATGCGCATCGACGGCTGGCGGTTCCCCGTGGTGGTTGATCTTGAGGGGCTGTCTATCCCCTCGCAGCGACGACCGGTGCGCTTCGGACACAGCATGTACGCCGGCGTCGGGCACACGGAGCGCATCTCCGTCGAGGCTGGTCGGCTGATCGCCGAGGGCATCGTTTCGCGCGACACCGTCGCGGCCCGTGAGGTCGTCGCCAGCGGCAAGCGTGGCTTTCCTTGGCAGGCATCGATCGGGGCCCAGGTCGCTCAGGCCGAGTTCGTCCGCAACGGAAAGAGCACGACGGTCAACGGCAGGACTTTCGAGGGTCCACTTTACGTCGCCCGCCGGACGGTGCTGGGCGAGATCAGTTTCGTCGATCTCGGCGCGGACACGAACACCACCGCGACCATCGCGGCACAACAGCAGGAGAATCCTTCAATGGATGAAACGAACAACACGCAGGTCACACAGACCGAAGAGACAACGACGCCGGAACCGGCGCGCGAAACGCAGGCGGACGGGAATGGCACGGACGCTAACCCGCCCGTCAACCCGGTGGGTGAGCTCCGCGCTCAGGCCGCAGCCGAGACGAAGCGCATCGGCGCCATTCGGCGCATCTGCGCTGGTAAGTTCCCGGAGATCGAGGAAAAGGCCATCGCCGAGGGCTGGACCGAGGAGAAGACCGAGCTGGAGAAGCTCCGCGCTTCGCGCCCCAAGGCGCCGGCCATTCACGCGGTCGAGAACGCCATGGGCGGCCAGGTCCTCGAAGCGGCGTGTATGCTCACCGCCAAGCTCGCCAAGGTCGAGGATCTGTTCGACGAAAAGACCCTTGAAGCCGCTTCGAAGCGCTTTCGAGGCGGCATCGGGTTGCAGGAGCTGCTGCTCGAAGCGGCGTGGGCCAACGGCTACACCGGCCGCAACTTCCGCGACAGCCGCAGTGTCTTGCGATTCGCCTTCGGCCAGAACCTTCAAGCCGCGTTCTCGACGATCGACATCGGCGGGATTCTCTCCAACGTCGCCAACAAGTTCCTGCTCGAGGGGTTCTTCTCGGTCGAGCGGACCTGGCGCAACATCACGGCCGTCCGCAACGTCGGCGACTTCAAGACCGTCACCAGCTACCGCCTCGTCGGCAAGGACCAGTACGAGAAGGTCGCCCCGGGCGGCGAGCTCAAACACGGGACGCTGGGCGAGCAGGCTTACACAAACAAGGCCGACACCTACGGTCTGCTGCTGTCCATCGACCGCCGCGACATCATCAACGACGACCTCGGAGCGATCACCACGGTTCCCCGCAAGCTAGGCCGCGGGTCGGGCCTGAAGATCAATGATGTCTTCTGGTCCACGTTCATGAACAACGCCGCGTTTTTCGCCGCGGGTAACAACAACTACCTGACCGGCGCGGACACGACGCTGAGCATCGACGGCCTCACGAAGGCTGAGGTTGCTTTCCTCAACCAGACGGACCCGGATGGCAAGCCCATCGGCATCATGCCGCAGGTCATCCTGGTGCCGACGGCACTCAGTGCGATGGGCACCATGCTGTTCAAGTCGCTGGAGATCCGTGACACCACGGCCTCGACGAAGTACCCCGTGGCCAACCCGCACGCGGGGAAGTTCCGCGTCGAGGTCAGCCGGTACCTGTCCAACACGCAGTACACGGGGTTCTCGGACAAGGCGTGGTATCTGCTGGCCGACCCGACGGATCTGCCGGTGATCGAGGTCGCGTTCCTCAACGGGCAGGAGTCGCCCACCATCGAAACCGCTGAGGCCGACTTCCAAGTGCTGGGCGTGCAGATGCGCGGCTACCACGACTTCGGTGTGGCCCTCCAGGAGCCGCGCGGCGGGATCAAGAGTAAGGGCGAAGTGTAAGCGGCGTTGCCGCGGTGAACTGATCATCTGCTCGACGCTTCGAGCAGAAGGAGTGACGAAGAATGGCACTCGTGAACTTTGTGCAGGAAGGTGGTGCGGTCGACTACACGCCGGCCGCCGATGTGGCCGCGGGCGCGGTCGTGGTTCAGGGTGAACTCGTCGGTGTGGCCAAGCTGGCGATCTCGGCCAACAAGCTAGGATCGCTGGCGGTCACCGGCGTCTTCGACTTCCCAAAGGCGACGGGCGTGGGCTCGGCTATCTCGGCCGGGGCAAATTGCTACTGGAACGCCGCCGCGCAACAGGCGACGACCACTGCCACGGGCAACAAGCTGATCGGCAAGTGCGTCCGCGCCGCGGTGGACGCCGACACCACGGTCCGCATCCGCATGCTTCAGTGAGTGGGAGACTGTGGCCGTGGCCGACCTGCTCGAACAAGGCACCGCTTGGCTGGACGGGATGCGGCAGGCGCATCTGTCTCGGCTCGTGACTTATCAGCGCGGCATCGAGTCCGTAGACATCGCCGCCACGCTGGGATCGACGACCTATGAGGTCGCCGACGATGCGGGCGCGATTGTGCAGGCCAAGGCCACAGACTTCATCGTTTCGGCTGACCCACTCGTGTTCGGCGGCGCGGCGACCAGGCCGCAGGTGGGTGATCGGATTCGGGTGACGAACGGAACAAAGGTGCTGGTCTTTGAGGTGCTGGACCTGGGCGGGGCCGGCCATTACCGGCCGAGTGATCCCCACGGACGGATGCTGCGGATTCACGCCAAGCAGATCGACGAGGAGACCCCGTGAACTGCGACGCTGAACAACACGAATGTGCCTGCCACCGCGAGTTCGCGGCCATCCACGCGAAGCTCGATCGGCTGGATGAGGCAATCCGGGGGAACGGCCGGCTGGGGATACTGTTGCGGCTCGACCGACTGGAATCGGCTGAGGCGGTGCGGTCGAAGCTGCTTTGGATCATTACGGCGTCGGTACTTTCTCTGGCCGTCGCGGCGGTGTGGAAACTGGTGATCGGAGGCTGAGGTGCCGAGGCGCTGGCTCAAGACGATGGACGTGGAGGTATCGCCGAATGGCGCACCGCTGTTCGACGTGGCCGGTTGCGCCTCGTTCATCGGCGGCACCAAGACCGTGCCTTCAGCGGCCACGCCGCAGGCGCTGGTGGCGGCGTCCACGCCGTGTCGGTTCGTCTGGATCGGCGCTCGCGTGGACAACAACGGCAATCCGCAGAACACCGCCCCATGCTTCATCGGCGATTCGGCGGGACAGAACATCCCC